CACCGCCCCCGCCTCCGCCTCCGCCCCCCCCCCCCCCCTAGAAACAACCTTCTTCATATTGCAAACAAGATACTTCATCACCGCGTGTATGCTGCTGATGGCCGGTTTCACAATCGCATATGAATACCGGCGTCCGCGATGGTCAATGATCGCAGTCATTGCGGTTTTGATAGGGATTTTCGGTGTTGTTCTCATACCCGAACAAGACCCCGTTCATTACATCTTTGCGGCCACGGTATTCTTCGCGATGATTGGATTTATGATCGGTCACGCCTACTACGGGGCGTATGACGCCGGTGTTACCGATACACTGCGCGTCTTTCTTTACGCACAACTACTATTTATGATTGTCACTGTGATCGGCGTGATTCAGGATGCGCCAATTTTCGAGGTAGAGGTGCTGTTCATATTGAATTTCGCGATATATTATTTGTATATTCATTTCGCGCAAACTTCTTCAAGATTGCGAGGAGTATTGTCATTCCTCGACACTGCGCCCTCGTCCGCCAATGCCGACGACGCGGCGCTCGATGTCAACGGCATCCGATCATCCTCTATCTCTAGAACGTGATGGCGAGGTTGCCTTCGCGGTGTCATCGCCCCTTCCCCCGCCCCCGCCCCCGCCCCGGCCCCCGCCCCTGCCCCTGTCCGGTAGTAGTCACGTATATACTGATACAATAAGAGTCCGGCCGACGCCCCCAAAAACACGAGCGACACACCGATTATCGCATCAAATGGTTCTTTGAAAAAAATAAACGAATAGGTTAATTGTATCACGCGACGCAGTAGATCGAGACCACTGAGTAGGATATTTGCCGGAATCGCGATATTTTTCGTGTTAAGAATATAGATTTTATTGAACATATACAATTGGAGTCCAAATGCGATAAAAAAGTACATCGTTATCGTCGTAGCATTTATCGGCGGCGTATTTTGCGCGGTATAATAAATCGCCCACGGAATCGAGAGAACGAAATACGTCCCCTGAAAAATGGTTTGGAAATCGATCATCGTCAAGGTATTATCGTCGCGCGTCATTGTATATTCGATCAAATTATTATACGATGAATTCAGAATACACGATACCATAATCATAATGGTATTTGGAATAACGTCCGACTGCGGTGTGCTGTTGTCCCCACTCCCGCTCCCGCTCCCGCCCCCACGATCACCATACTGAGATACATACTGACTCACGGCAAATACGTGCGACACGACCAGCGCACCGCAACTAATATAATACAACCGCGACACCGGTTTTTTTAGCAGATATTTGAACCACGGTATATTGAAGATAATAAACCCCGACCGTAATATCGTATAATAACTCAATGTCGCCGTTCGTAATGCGTAAAACACGAAGATGGTTTCTACCGTATATAACGCGCCGGTGATAATGGGGTATTTCAGAACGCGCCGCCGGTCTGACGCGGCAACATAGGATTTGATGCGCCTCCACGAGAAATTACGGATGAAGAAACAACCGTAAAATGGAGTAAACATCACGCTCAATAGGACATTGAACCATTCGTTTTTGTATTCATAATCGTTTGTAATATATTTCATACAAATGAGATATTCGGTGAGTGTTGCGACAAATAATACGGAATGTAGGACAAGCACCCAGGTCATTCACGTCTACGTGTATAAAGACCGCGCGGTTCGTTTGGTGGTTATATACGGTATAATGATATGTCTATATTGATTCTCGTGCGTGTGTCTGTGCATGCGCCAGGTAAAGAATATAAACCGTTATTCGTGTTTGTATTCATATTCGTAACACCAAATGTCAACCACTAAGAATAGATATAGCACACCCGAGCGTGATACTGCGCCGGATTGTCAGGATTGGACCACGATAACAATCAGTAAGACGACGCGAGCAAAGAATTCCGCATCCGCCACCGCCGCCACCGCCACCGCATCCGCCACCGCCACCGCCGCCACCGCCACCACTACGGTCGACGACACCACGAAGAAGACGAAGTATATCTCCAAAACCACCAGCGATACTATCCGCCAGGCGCGATGCGACAAGAAACTCACGCAAAAGGAACTCGCGCAGAAATGTAATATGGACGTCTCCATCATCGCGGAGATTGAGCGCGGCAGCAATTGTGTCTACAATCCGGGTCACATCAATAAAATCCAATCGATTCTCGGCGTCAAGATACCGCGCGCGTAAATGGATGGATGGATTCACACGTATAAAATTGAACAGTAATAAACACAATATTCTATTGTAGAATAACGCTAACCATCGCCCTGCACAGTAATGACACACCAAGACACCGGGAAACACAGAACCAATACGAACGACCAATTTTATACAAGCGACGCCGTCGCGAAACAATGCGTTCAGCACATTATCGAAGCGACCTCACGCGGCAGCGATGGCGCACCACCATACAACGACGACTACCTATGGATTGAACCCTCCGCGGGGACGGGCGCGTTTTTACGTCAACTACCGCCAGCATTTACAAAAATTGGACTGGATATTGACCCCAAATCTGCGGATATTATACAACAAGATTATCTCATTTGGAATCCGGACACGGTGGCGTCGAACCCGAAAAGGAAAGGCGTCATCGTGTTTGGTAACCCTCCCTTTGGTCGACAATCCTCGCTCGCAAAGGCATTTATCGCGAAAAGTTGTTCGTATGCGAATATAATCGCGTTTATTCTCCCGAAGTCATTTACGAAACCGAGTATGTATAATGCGTTTCATCCGTGTTTCCATATGATATTCAATCAAGAACTTGAAAAGGGCGCCTTCATAATAAATGGTGGCGCCAAATACGATGTTCCGTGCGTGTTTCAAATATGGGAGAAACAGGCAACCGAGCGTCCCAAATACGAAAAGGTTCCCCCCATCGGGTTTGAGTATGTCACGGGGACGCCATTGACTACGTGTACGTTCGCATTACGCCGGGTGGGCGGTCTCGCGGGTAAGTGCTACACCGACACCGCCACCCGAAGCACCCAATCCCATTACTTCATTCGGTTTAATGAATCCACCGTCCCCATGGCGTATCACGCCGACATCATCGAAAAAATAAACAAACATACATTTCCGAGTAATACAGTTGGACCTCGAAGTCTTTCAAAATCAGAAGTGAATGTGGTGCTGAATCAGATTATTCAAGAGGCAATACAGGCGGCAATACAGGCGGCAACGACGACGGTGGTGGAGTCGCCGTAATCTTCTTGTTGAACTTCCTGCGTCTAGAAACTATCTGTGATGATATTACCCCGCCGCGGAATGCGTTTGAATTGCTCTGCTCAACGACTCTCTCCGGATGTTCTTGTAGAAACTGTTGGAATTGATTGAACGAACACTGGAGTCGTCGCTGTGAACCACTGTCACATTTTATATTAAGGTGTATTGCGCCACATTGTGCTTGTAACGCGTCTCGTAAAGAATACATACTCGCGCGCTCATCTTCTGATGGTCTTCTTTTTTTAGGAACCGATTTTACACGAGTAACCAACTCCTCCAATTGTGCGCGTGTCACCGTTCCAAATAAATCTGAACGCGAATTTGTTAGATCCATCTCGACGATAGATGTTACAATTTTACAATGTGTTTCATCGCATTGCGTATAATGAATTACCGTCAAATGTAGCGGTGTTTCGCCATCGGACACTGCGTCATATACGCGGAGGCAATCGGCCATACCAACCGCATTGAGATAACCAGTTGTTTTGATGGAAAGGTCACAGTTCTCATCCAAACGGTTGAATTTACCAGGCAGGTCTGTTTTGTTCGTGTAATTGAGTCCTTTCAGTTCTTCCTTTGTAGCGCCGTATACATTGACGCAAAGTTCTCTTTCCCATAAGAACCCGTGGGATTGAACTTCGGTTGTCATTTCAAAATAATTTACGACTGTTACACAATCAATACCTTATAATATTTCACCTAAAAGTATTTTCAATTTTTTACGAGTATACCGTATAAAATTGAATCGTAATAAACTCAATGATAGAATTATAACATTCCTAACAAATGACCACACCCCCACCTGCGAAAATCCACCGCCTGAATTATATCGGATCCAAATACCAACTCCTTGAATGGTTAACGAACGATATGAAACAGAAAACCGGTTTCACGACATTTCAAAACAAGACCGTCGCGGATCTCTTCGCGGGAACCGGCGTCGTCTCTCACCATTTCCGCCTTCAAGGCGCAACCGTCTATTCCAATGACGCCGAATTATATAGCGCGGTGATCACCCACGCATTTACGCGGTCGGTATATACAGAACGTGTCCGACAGGTCATTGCCGAAATGAACGCTCACGCCACCGCGGCCATCGCCGCCACCGCGACCCCCGGATTTGTCACGCGACACTATAGTCCCTATGAAGGAAATGAACGGATGTTCTTCACAGTAGAAAATGCGCGCCGGATTGACGCGGTCAGGGCGATGCTGGAAACGGTCGCTGCCACCGCCACCGCCCTGACCCACGACGAGTATCAGTTCATCCTCGCGTCGATTCTTATTAGTGCTGACGCAGTGAGTAATGTCCCCGCAGTATACGGTTGTTATCTCAAGAATTTCAAGACCAAGGCGACGAAACCGTTTGTATTGATGCCGATACACACCATCACGGTCGCCTCTACCGCGTCGACCGCATTCCACGCGGATGTCATTGCCGATCCCGCCTTTCTCTCTTCCACCCTCCCTCCCGTAGATATCGCATACATCGACCCCCCTTATAATGAACGCCAGTATTCGAAGAATTATTTCCCACTGAATATCATCGCGAAAACCCCGGCGTCACTACATACCGAACCCCCCTTAAAAGGAAAAACCGGTATTCCGACCGACTGCTTTCTGTCCGCCTTCTGCCGCAAAGGTGCTGCCGCGGAAACGGCGTTTGATACCCTGATACGCGGTCTGCGCGCGAAGTGGATCTTTCTGTCGTATAACAGTGAAAGCATCGTGTCAAAAGAGAAAATGATGGAAATCCTGACAAGATACGGAACAGTATCGGTCATTGAGCGCGAATACAAGCGGTTCAAATCGTTTGAATATAATGAAGACAAGGCAATCCAGGAGTATCTGTTCTGTTTAGAAAAAAAATGGAGCGCACCCCCGACAGGCGCTCCCGCTCCCTATCTTACTTCATTCGGCATCTACCCGCGACGAACGATACAGTCGGATTCGGCAATTCCTTGTTGTGTGAGGAACTCGGATACTTCGTCAGAAAAACTGCCTTGAAGCACGATAAATTCTCGCCCGGTTTCTTTGTCTTTGGCGATATGCCCCCCACAACAAAGCGCGTCCTTGAGTTTCAGTTTTTTTAGTATTTTAGCGAGACTATATTGGTCAGGGATCCCCTCGATTTTAGTTACAGTATTCTTTCCGCGTTGAACACTGATGACGATTTTACGCCCTAGAACATTTGCGTGTCCATCGTCGTCGAGGTCGATCGTATTGTTGAGGATGGGAATCACAGATGACGATGGGGTATGATGATTGGACAGACTCATTGAAGCGAAGCGAAGCGAAGCGAAACGAAATGCGTAGATACTGGTAATAGAGAATAATATGCTTTCAATTTTGTTCTTATTATACTTTTCGAAAAAATATAACTTAAATATTTGATCTATTACTTATACATATTACCGAAATTTCTCGCAACTACGATAATCCATGGGCGGCAATAAAAATAAGAAACAGGGTAAATCAGGTAATAAACACAAAGCGAACACAAATGAAAAAAGTGGAATCACGATTGCCGATATTTCTACCGAATTTCAGACCATTATTTTGGATTTCCTGCGCGATATTGACTGCTCGTTCCCCGAGTATCGCGAAACACTCGGTAAATATTTAGGATTCTCTCACGAGATGAAACCGATGCCGGATGAGTTGTATATCGAACTTTATACACATTGTAAGGCGGAATACCCTGTTCGTTTTTTTGATATTCTGTATAAGAATGAGACCTTATTTCGTTACAATACTCCGGCGAACGAGGCGGGCGAGGCGAGCAACCCAGTGTGTATGCTCCCCGGTGTTGATTTCCGAGAGGTTTGGGCGACCGAAGATATCACCGATAACACCAAGGATATTATTTGGAAGTATCTCCAACTTATCCTATTCTCGATTGTAAATAATCTCTCGGATATGGGTTCATTTGGTGACACGGCCAAGTTATTCGAAGCCATCGACGATAATGAACTCAAAAATAAACTTGAGGAGGTGATTGGTGAGATGGGGTCAATGTTCGGTTCTGACGCCGCTTCCGCCTCCGCTTCCGCCGGCGCATCATCAACAGAGGGACTTGATGAGAGTTTCAAGAAGGCGACTGAGTTTATGAACGAGGCGTTCGCAGGTGAAGGCGCAGGTGAAGGCGCCGGCGCAAGCACAAGCACAAGCACAAGCACGTCAGGAAATGCGGCGCCCATCCCCGACGCCAGTTCAATTCACGAGCATCTCTCGTCCATCTTAAACGGAAAGATCGGCAAACTTGCCAAAGAGATCGCAGAAGAGACCGCGGCCGACCTGAATTTGAATATGGAAAATGAAACGTCGATGAAAGGGGTATTCCAGCAACTTCTTAAAAACCCAGGCAAATTGTCCGGAATTATTAAGTCGGTTGGATCGAAGTTGGATTCAAAACTCAAGTCGGGGGAACTTAAAGAGAGTGAGATTATGCAGGAGGCGAGTGATCTGATGTCAAAGATGAAGAATATGCCGGGAATGAACAATCTCGCAAGTATGTTAAGCAAAATGGGGATGAATATGCCGGGTGGTGGCGGCGGCGGTGGCGGTGGCGCAAAAGTGAACTTCGGAGCGATGCAGTCGCAACTGAACCGAAATATGAAACAGGCGCAGATGCGCGAGAGATTATTGAAGAAGGTTCAGGAACGTCAGCAGCAGCAACAGCAGCAGCAGCAGCAACAGCACCAGCCGCAACCGTCCAAACCCGTCCCAGTAAGCGGGGCCAGCACCGCAGTGTTTACATCCGGCGAAAAACCGGCGAAGACGCCGCGCACACAACCCCCAGCACCCACCCCCACCCTCACCCCCGCCCCCGCCCCTGTGAACAAAGAAAAGAGTGATTAAACGTGTTTCGCAGGTATAAATCCTTGTAGTAATATATAAGAGTATAATAACTTATACAGTCTATACACAACCAATGACGAAAGACCAGGTGTTTTGGGTGGAAGACCCCAGCGTCCTTATGAATAAAGATTATATCCGCGAAATATGGCCGGCCAAATCAATGGAACCCCCCGCCAAATTGAACGCAATTACGCGATTCGTGATTCTCGCGACCATTTTAGGATTTTTGATCACTTCCTCCTTCTCGATCTTTATTTTAGGCGCCATTACTTTAGGAATTATTGTGATGATTTATAATTTTGTTCATAAGGGAAAGGCGGGGTTGGCCGTTGAGAACGCAAAGAAGATTCTGAAAACCAAGGAAGGGTTCGCGAATAATATTGATAAACCGGAGATGTATGATTTGATGCGCGACGATTTCACCGCACCGACTCCACAAAACCCGATGATGAATCCACTTTTACCGGAGATCGTCGATGACCCCCAACGTAGAAATGCGGCGCCGTCATTTAATCCCGCAGTAGAAGAAGACATCAACGAGTCTACGAAACGGTTCGTAAGTGGAAGCATTGATACGAATGCGAGTAATGTCATCTATCAGAATCATAATGTTCCATCCATTCGACCGAACCATACCCCTGAAGAGACGTACGGGAAATTATTCGGGACTTTAGGGGATAATGCGGTGTTTGAATCATCGATGCGCCAGTTTCATCCGGTGGCGAATACACGCATTCCCAATGATCAGGACGCATTCGCGAAATTCTGTTATGGCGAGATGAAATCGTGTAAGGAGGGGGACGAATTCGCGTGCGGACGAATCAACTCGCGGTTGGGGCAGGTGATTGGACAATAATGCTGCCGCTGCCGCTGCCGCTGCCGCTGCCGCTGCCCCCGCTGCCCCGCCCCCCGCCCCCCGCCCCCCGCCGCCGCGGGGTTTAGCCACATTTCCCCCGAAATATATATCTATATTAATTACATACATATATATTATAGAATTAAAAGAATGGCTTACGTTCATAGTTATACGTTTGATAATATGTCGCGCATCGGTTGCGACACGGGCGATCTCTCGCAACGCAATGTTCAGAACCTGAACGCGGCCAATTATGCGCTCAACAACTTCTTCTCGACGGATTGCCAAATGGAGCGACCGATTCAGTTCGCAACGAGTCAACCCAATGTGTTTTACAAAGGCGGTCATCAGACAGGGTTTGGCGGTTGTAATATCGACACCAACTCCGAACTTTCGATCGGAAGTCTGAATACACACGCCAAGTGTAAATTGAGTCTGCTTGAGCGCCCCTTCAAGACCGTGCCTTATTTAGGACGCGGTGCGGTGAATGTGGACTTTGAATCCAGGATGCTTCAGGGAGATATGAATACCAATAAGAAGAGCATCACACAACTGTCAGAGCAACTGAATGCCGCGCACTCGGACTACCCCCTTCAGGAGGAATTTAAGTCCACGATCAACAACCCGGCCAATTATGTGGAAGGCGCGGCAGTCAATGGATGGATTCGCGGTGGCGTGCCGTCTCGTGAACTGGTGCGAGATCAGGAGTATCTGTTCAAATAGTCTCGCGTCTCGCCTCGCTCCATCCCTCCGCGTCTCGCCTCGCTCCATCCCTCCGCGTCTCGCCTCGCTCCATCCCTCCGCTTACGCGCCGGGATTTTGCTCGGCTCGGTCAGTCTCCCGCCTTACCCGGTCAGTCTTTTCGGTCAGTCTTTTCGGTCAGTCTTTTCGGTCAGTCCATATATAAGGGTATAAAGTTTTATTTCATATTATACTTTATATAATGAATCATTCAACTGAAAACACGTGTTCTATTGAACCTTATACCGTCACCGAGGTCGATCTCTCGGGATATCAATACGATATTGTTCCCACCTACAAAATGATCGAAGATCCCGATGACCAGGACTCGCTCTTCCGCATCCAATTTCTCCAAGCCTTTGGAATCAACGACGACGAATACCACCCCGACATTGTCTCCGCGATTATCGACGATTTATACGAACGATACCGAGTAAAACCGGCGATCCGAGAGATATTAGAGTCACATCCTCTGTTCAACCGCGGCAGCAGCAACAGCGACGGCAACAGCGACGGCAACAGCGACGGCAACGGCGAGATGATTTTCTGTATGATGTTTTCATTCCAGGTGTTTGACTTATTCCACACGTGTTTGCGTCACGCCAAACAAGGCGAAGAAATCCCGAAATCCGTGAGAGATGAAATCACCGAATGTTTTCGGACGATGTTTTAGGCGAAATAATATTATTATATCGTAATAATAGTATTATAATAAATAGTATTTTAATAATAAGAATAAACAATCAATCAATTGTCAAATGGCCTCCACCCGAAACAAGAATACGCGCACCGATTTCAAGATCGAGCAAAATGCGCAAAATATCGCACGCAATTATGTCGCGTTTGAAAACAGTTACGCCGGCAAGGCCTACGCTCCCGCCCTCGCGTTTGAAAGTGTAGGCGTCCTCCCGACCAAGATGTCCCGCGAACATTTCGCGAGTAATTCGGTGGATATCGAATCCGCGTTATTCGGTATTAATTCCACGAATTTAGTAGAAACACAAGCGCCCGTGGTTCCCCAGTTGAAGCAACTGCCCGAAGTGAAATTCTTTGAGAGAATGGCGGTCTTTCTCCCGGAACCGCTGGTGGTGGAGAAATATTCGCGACCGTTTCAGCACGCGGAGGCGAAGTTCTTTTAGGGGGGAGTGGGGGGGGGGAGTGATTATATATGAATATTAAATTATGAATATTAAATTATAAACATTATATAAATATGAATAACAGACAAAATGTAACTGAGGGACAGCTACAAGGCAGACTATACGAGCAGAGAATAAACATACTAACCAAATTTCTAGATAGGTTGGACTACATTAAACTTCATTCTACAATTATAGACAAGGGGTATTGCGACAAGTTAAAAATTCATGGCAATACACCTAACGAAAAACCCGACATCCGTTACATTACTATGGCAACTATAGATAAGAAAGCAACCCAACTTATTTACGACAACATATCCACCGACGAGCGTCGTACACTAATAGATTTCGTTAACAAGATAAAAGAATATATACGAAAAAGAGAAGAAAAAGGAATTTTGCCTGCTGATATTGAAGATACTACCGTATTTGGCAATTACATGTCTGATATAGTTTCAAGTGAATGGCTCGAGTATCTTGATTCTATTACACAGAAAGTTACTAATGTTCCAACAGGCGATTTAATTACCATATTAACGAAACAATTACCATCGAAAATTGGTGGTTTCCTTGTCACCGATTCGATTAAAGAAATCATTAACCAAAGTGAACAACCGTTTATTTCTAAATTAAGAGAATCAATCCGATTATCAAACCCAAGTATAGGAAGATTACCAACACCTCGACATAGTCTTGTGCAACCAGGACGACCAGGTAGGAATCTACCTGGCGGGAAACGCAAATCCATCAAGCGCGCAACCAAACGTCTCCGTCGTCGTCGTCGCGCCACCCCCCGCACGACCCGCAGGTAATATAAAAAGAATATCTCCATTACTATCATAACCTCTCTTTGAAACACTGACTCACTTCGTTCGTTTACCTTCGTTCGTTTACCTTCGTTCGTAATGCAAACCCTTCAATTCACTAATCCTAACCCGCGCACATCCCCCGCGGGGTTCTCCGGGTCTTTCAACGCCAATAACCAAGGATACAGCGGCACCGGTCGCGTGACTATCGGCAGTCCTAATCGCAATGTATTTGTCCAAGGTCAAGTTAGTGGCGGTTGGTCAGGCGGACGTCCCAATGTCGGTGGTATGGTCGGTGGAACTATTCGTTTTTGAGATTCGACTCGCCAAATTGGGTATACGATCTTCCCCAATATTTATCTACCTTTCCTAGATAAATATCGCCATTTTTGATCTGACGCGCGGTCGGGATACTTGTATGCGTCACCTCTGTAACAAGCACTTTTCGGTCGCCTTGTATCCAGTATGTGTATGGCGGACTCGTAATACTTTTTCCACCAAACTGATGCTGTGTGGGATGTGATACGCGTAGTTGTTGTTGCGCAGTGGAAAACCATCCGTGATATTCCGATACGTCTTCCGGGAAAGGTGTAGACGCGGGAGTTCTTGGCGATGTCATTATCGTGTCGTTTGTTTGATAATAGTAAGTATTATTATCAAAATAATCATATCAATTTTATCGTGTGGGGTTGCGCCCCCAAACGACGCGGTGCGATTGGCGAGGGAGAGTGGCGGTGCGATTGGCGAGGGAGAGTGGCGGCGGGTTTTGATGGAGAGTGGCGAGGGAGAGTGGTGGTGCGATTGGCGAGGGAGAGTGGCGGCGGGTTTTGATGGAGAGTGGCGAGGGAGAGTGGTGGTGCGATTGGCGAGGGAGGGTGGAGGATTTTGATGGAGAGTGGCGGTGCGATTGGCGAGGGAGGGTGGCGGTGTGCGTATGAGATAATCCCTCTTAATCCACCTCCAAGCCAGCGAATTGATTCTGTACCTTTACGCTTCCGCTCGTCTTGCTCCCCTTCACGGTGGTCGCATCTGCGACCGTCCCCACATCGCTCGGTATTTGGATTGTCAGTGTTGGTCTACTTCTACCCCTGATTGGTGGTCTCGCGCTATGAAACCCCCCTCTCGCTCTACTAGACCCTCCACGATTACTATTATACTCGGTGCGTTTTTCTTGAAACCCCCGATGGTCTTCTCCCACGGTTCCTGATCCCGAATCTCGCACCGGCGCTCGCACGGATGATATCTCGTTGACTCTCGCTCCGCCCCCGGTTCCGGCGCCATTCAAACACGCCAACTGCTGCGCCGCAGCTAGATTATTCACATAATTGATGACGGTATGCTTCGTAACAAATAGTCCGACCTCCTTCATTGTAGTCAAATACACATCATAATGTAGTTTATACATGTGTGCTTTCAGTTCGCGATCATATTCCTTCAACGGTTTTGCGTTCTTCTTGATATAGTGATCAATATACGCATCGTATAACCGGAGAGTATATTCGTGAAGTCGTTCGCGGAAGGCGTTAAACACACGAGAATGTTGAGGATGGGTTTTCAAGTGTTCGTCGATGGATCGATCTTTACGCAGTTGAAGATACTGGATCAACAGTTTCTGCTCTACGCCCTTCCGCTTCTTCACCGATTCGTATTTGGGGTTGCGTTGTTTATAGCAGAACCCGGTATCCTTGTCCACGAAGACGACGCCTGGAAGCGAAACACTACGAGTCTCCGTCGAACCATACATACGACAGTAATCCTCCACAGTATGTGGCGTAATCGTCGCAGATGCTGCGTCGGTTTCATCTGCGACACACGTCAAAACAGAGGGTGTATGTGAGACTGTGCCGACAAAGCAACTCGAAAAGATATCGCGGTTAACTCGAATTGTGCTAACCTCGCCCACGCCCACGCCCTCGCCCTTGAGTAGTTCATACACCGCCACCAAATACAGTTTCGGTGTGGTAATCACATTCACAATCGGGTTCTTCGGGTGTTGAAGGACGAATGAATAGCAATACTGACGCGGAACTGCCGCAAGACCGCCGTGAAGCACGCTTATTACGTCACAAATACGGCGACGCAGGATTTCTTGGATGTTCAACTTTTGATACGCACGCGCGCCTTCGACGACCTCCGTGGTCGCTGCCGATGCCGATGCCGATGCCGATGCCGACACTGCCGCCTCCGCCTCGCTTTCGTGAATATGGTCAAACGACACCTCGCCAACGCAACTCTTTGTTGCGACATACCATTTCTCGGTTCCCTTATAATAAAAGAGATTCACCATCATTCCCTCCACGAGTTCCTCCGCAACCAAGTTCCCTCCTTCCGAATTTACAGACCAAGTCTTCATTTCGTCGGTAAGTTTCAACATCTTCGGGGGAGCAATACAGCATATTTCTCCCTTGGAGTCAAATACCACGGAACGAAAGCGTCCCACCGTTTCATATTCCGAATCCTTCAATTTAGCGCGATCATACTTTAATATATAAAATGTTCCACTAGGCGTTTTAGAATAATGAACCAGCAGGTTGTTCTCCGCACACCACGAACGCAAATGAGGAAACGAGTTCTCGGGGTGCGCGTCGGAACCCTCGCCTGCGCCTGCGCCCTCGCCCTCGCCAGCGCCTATGAGTTGTGTGACCTTATTCACAAAGGTAGGCAGTGATGGTAATTCGTGAGAAGAAAATGAAAACATCCTATACAATACTATATACCCAATGCGAATACCTTTATATTTGTTTGATAAGCCGACAAATATATAATACACGTATTATATAAACGATACACGTATTATATAAACAATACCCGAGGTAATATAAACATAATATAACACAAGTAAACAAGAATGGAAGACGTAGAACCGGTGGCGCCGAGAAAGGGCGAAGGCGATAGCGAGGTCGTATCGTTATCGATTGAACTCGGAGATATTATCCGGTTGATCGCCCCATCCAATAAGGAGATACACAATCATATATTTCTCGTGGATTATATATCCCCAGCAGCTGCCGGGGGGAAAATTAAACTCATCGACTCCGCATCTCTCGGAGTGGTGATTTTAAAACTCGACGCGACCGGAAAACTCACCGATGAAAGTATAACCACCATCGAGTTATTAAGTCGCGCCGAGGAAAAGGGGTATGCGCGGCAAAACAATTTAGTCGTTTCTACGTGGGTGGATATTCGATTTGGCGGCGATATTCCGACGATTCTCACGGGAATGATTACGGATCTAGAAGAGGATATGATCGAAATCCGAACCTATCCGGAGGATGAGATGATTTACATTAATTTCGGATATATGGGGATTCCGGAGAATCTTCCAATTGAAGAGATACATATCCGCGCACCACCATCGGCATTTGGATCCGCGGATGACGCGGCAGGTGAGGTCGGCGAGGCGGGAGAAGCCGGGTTTTTGACGATGGGAATGGACGCAATCGACGCCGATGATGAGACCGGCGCTGGTGCTGCCGTAGGAACACCACGAACATTGGAAGAGCGACGCAAACAACGTCAAATGGCGCGACAGGCGTCGTCGACCAGTTCTTCTTCATTTGGCGCAGGCGAAAACGCAACCGAACAACCGGTTGGAGTCTCGGATTATTCAACACTCTCTTCTTCTAGCGCGGGTGCGGGTGCGGGTGCCGCGGCCATCGTCGAAACATCCGTCCTCCGTGATAAATTAAAGGCCATTCTTATCGACGCCGACCAAATCCAGGTCGGCGAGGATTTGGAAGTCCTTGTTCAAACGGTCGACATCCCCGACGAAAACCGCCGTTTCAGTTTGGAAAAGCAGTGCGATGACCTCCTCGACACACTCGTTACGAACATTCCGTCGACCGAGAAATCCCGCACGGTTCTCTTTCATATTCAGAAGATGGTCGAGAGATTCAAAGAACTCCGCCATAAATTCTCCGCCTTTGACGCAAACGGAAGTCCGATGATCCCGCCCCCGAAAAGCACATTATTCCGACCACTCGTGAATTCCCTTATGCGGATGGATCGCGCACTTCGCTGGATTATCCCTATTGTGAAAACACGCAAAGTCATTTATGATATTCCAATCGACGATCGAACCGCCTATGAAATGGATATTGCGCCGCGACTTATACAAGAAGAACGAGAATCCGAAAATGAACTCCAGCGACAATGGTGTGACGGCACCATAACCTATGCGCAATATATGTCCAATCTCTCTGCGCGTCATTTTACGCCCCAGGACGCCCCACGTTATACCCAGGACGTCGTAAGTGCGCAACAAGTAAACGAGAATATCACCGCATTGATCGACAATCTCGATGATTTTTATTCGTCGGTTGTGGCGGGGGAAGAAATCAAACGGCGTAGATTCGTGATCCAAAAATATAATCTTGGATTATCGAAAATCCGCCCCGCGGCGATAATGAATACGGCTGCTGTGTCGTCGGGAACGACCGCGCCCATACTCAAACGAACCACCGAATTTGCTCCACTCACACCCAATGACCGAATCAATATCACTGGATTTATTACATTTCCCGAACCCGTTATTTATTACTCGCGCATTACACTTCCGAGTATCAATATTCTAGATAAGTCCGATCTAAACGCCAAGCAGGTCCATTACTGGGATATGTTGCGTCAGACAATGACACTGACCACGCACGAAATCAATGACTTGAATCGACCACTCGATCTCAATGCGCATAATTTCCTCCGCGATGTCAAACAGTTTATTCTAGAACCCGGCGTCGATGAATCGGACAAATATCGCAAGTTTCTCGATGTTATTATACCGAAAACCCGTAATATTTTTGATATGATGCGGCAGTATATCCACGGGAGACTCACCTTACAGGACGTGCTGTCGTTTATTGAACCTTTTTTGATCTACCAGGAGGATTTAAACGTGAAACAGTATGACGAGATTGTCGCGTTCCTTTATGAGCGTGTGCTAGAATATAAACGAAACTACGCGACGAATTTCCGTAAATTTGGGCGCCTGCGTTCTTTCCACTATCACGTGCGTTATCTAGGGGTTTCGCTTATTTATAAACTGATTGTGTCCGGTAAAATGATGGACGCGGACGTATTTAAGGCGTATGGATTCCAAGACGTTCAGGTGAGATCGGGGGGTGCTGGCGCGGGCGGCGCGGAAGTCTACGATGATCGCCAACGTCAACAGATGCGCGGAAGAGCCTATGCGACTGGACTCGCGGAACAAACCGAATACAATGACAATCTTCTCTCGTCATCGGAACTTCTCTCGCGTATGTTGGCACTGGATTACGCCAAACTGTATATGGACGCCGTCGCGATAACTACCACCGATCTCATCACACCCTTTGATTTTAATCTTGTTCTAGGCGAACAAAGTGAACAGTTACGAAATGCGGGGGCGATGCGTGGAGGCGCAGGGGCAAACACGGCCGACGCAGAAAGTGGTCCGAAACGGTTCGGTCTCGTTCTCGCGAAAAACTACCCCAACGAAGAAGCTATCCAAGAAGATAATGAAAGCGATCTTCCGGTCTTTTTCGATAAAAAATATGATACGACGGATTATGCGTTTATGGAGTCCTACCGCGATCAACAAGAACAGATGAGTGAATCCGAGTTCACGATGTTTTTGGTGGACGAATTAATCAAGAAGAAGAAAATGACATTTGATGTCGCAAAGAAAGAAGCCGAAGCAATTATGATTGGCCCCGGAATGCGACCGGTAAATGACGGCGATTACGCTGTCGTTGAAGTTGAAGAATATCTCGATCCAAATCCAATGGCTGCGGCACAACCCCGGACGTCGTATCAAAGCGACGATCTTGGTGAAACCGAGACGAAATTCCTGTATTATAAACGCGAAGGCGGCAAATGGGTGCGTGATATGAGCATTCCGGCAGTGATCCCCAGCAGCGACCGGAATTACTTTTGTAATGTAGACCGGGATTGTCTTCCATTTGCGATGGAAGCCGCGAAGAATTTGATGGCGCAGCAAAGCGAACATTTCGGCGCGGCAGCTGGCGGTGGTGCGGCCGGCGCACACGTGATGGCGCATATCACCGGGAAAGAAGGTGCCGATGCGATCAAAAAGGCGTTCCTCGATAAAATGAAATCGGAGTTTGATGCGAAATATCAGGTCACGCGCGAGAATTTTGCCGAATTCGTAAATAAGAAGTTCGAATATGATCTCAAAAATATCGGGCGGATTATGGAAATCCAGCATAAAGAATTCTATAAATACAATGATCGTAAATACAAGATTGGTCTTCACGCGGTAAAGACCGGATACGGTGGTCGTGACGAAGACGTCGACGACGAGACCGATGACGATTTCGATGCGATTATTTCACCGATGGAGATGCTGAAAGACAAGATTGTTGCGCAATCCGATTTCGTGAAACGCCAACACGACCTCATGCAGTTTATCACCAGTTTTACACGAAAGGCCAACGAGATTATGGACGAAGACCCACACTGGTTATACTGTATTAAATCCAACGCAAAGTTACTGCCGTCATTTTATGAAACCATCGCAATCGCGTTTCTTCAGTCACACGGAAGTGCGACGGGTGTGGGTAGTCTCAATGTCGTGATTGACACGATTTGTAAAGAACGCGGAACGATTAGTGATGACGGCGAAGCGTGGGTAGACAAATACAGCGGCGCGGTGATCAAGAAGATTGAACACGATACGGAAGAGGGGTTCGATGATGCGGGGTTTCGATTGGTGACGAGAGATATGATCGAAGCCGACATTGGGGAAGGGATCTTGAAAGTGGCGAAACCGGCTGCGGCCGCGGGGGCGGGGGCAGGGGCAGGGGCGGGGGGTGGCGCTGCTGGCGGTGGCGCCGCCGGCCTTCACGGAATAAGTATCGTGGAAAAGTATGACAGTCCAAATGCGAAGATCATCAATAATATCATCACCACAATGACGGGGTATATGGGAATCGATCTTCAACAAGAACGCGAATTTATTATTCAGAATACACTGACGCTACTGGATACATCGGTTCCACCGGAAGAAGCGTATCGCCTGCGATCCGAGAAACTATTCCGAGAGAAAGGCAAGCATCTTCCGCCTTATAAAGAAACGTTTTTTCAGACACTTCTTCTGCTCACCCTTGCGTATCTCACCGTCGCAATTCAGTGCGCCATTCCGACTCCGAAAACGCGGAAAACCCACGCCGGATGTGTGCGGTCTTTTTCCGGATACCCCCTCGACGGGGAGGGCGATACGTCCGGTATGATGTACATTGCATGTATCGCATACAAAATCAAGACGAGTATTGAACCGTGGAATACACTGAAATCCTTCAAGAAGGAAGGGGACATCCTCGCGAAACTGAAGACGTTGATTGATACACTCATCATCACCAAACCGGCGATGAAAGAGAGATTGGAGACCAAGCGCGAGTATATCCGGACTATGCGCGCGGCGGGGGGCGAAACCATTCCGGAAGAACTCTCCGTCCTTCGCTGGTCGAATTTTATGCCGCCGATGAAATCTCTCGATACAATGCCGACGCCGCAGAATGTTGCCGCGGATTTTGCCAACCAACTTATTACGGATATGAAACGCGGTTACCACGGACAGCACGATAAACTCGCAGTACTTGAGAGCAAGTGCCTCTACTTCTCTTTATCCATCCAACAAATGATACACTCTGTGGTGAAAAACAGCAGTCCTCTTCTGCTAAATATGGCGAATGAACCCTTTCTCGAGAATGCGTGTTGTAATGAACCTGTCGACCGCCGCAGTCAACGCACGATTGATTATTTTATGAGTCGCGAACAGAATATCCACCATCATAATCGGATTGTCGGATTCTTGACGAAGACGGCGAGAGATATGGCGGTGATGACCCGCGCAACCACGATTATCGATAATCGCAATACCCGGTTTCAGTATCCGAATATTCCCGCGGAATTCAACGAGCAGACGATCTATCGTGCTTTTATACATTACTGTCGGATGAATCAGTCGTTTCGCCAGTCATCAGCGTCCGCGGCGGCGTCAGGCGAAGAAGGACAAGGCAATCCCGTGGCAACCGCAATGTATTTATATCCGGAGTTGCGAGAGATTTGCCCCGCATATCCACACGATTGGAGTCCTACCGACGTGATCGAAGACAAGATTCGCAAACTGAAACGTGATTCGAATATATTCGACACATCCAGTCTCACACGACTTCTTCACATTGTAAATGGACATACGATGACCGACGCAAAATACGCGATCGCGAATAAGACGCGACCGTCTGAACCCGTTCCGTTCCAAAAATTCCAGGATGCGATTTTACATCTCGAGAGAAGGTACACTACGGACGACCCGAACCCGAACCCGAACCCGATGTCGGATGTAGATCCGAGAGAGAGTTCAGCACTCGATCGATGTATTATTCCGACCGAATTACGGAGCCTTCTGATCGCCTTGATTCAATCTTCGAGTCCAGCGTACGTCCAGGAAGATACAGAAGAGATGCGCGACCTGAAGAATTATTTACACACGGCAAACCAGGAAATGAAGGCGGCAGTTGTCGGGTTTCTCCAACAGAACAGCAAACAAACGAAATCCAAGTTCCGAGAGATCGAGAGAATCCTCGATACAATGATGCGATTTGAAATCAATAAAAGCAGCACGGTCTTGATGTCGGCCACCGATGAAACCACCGCGAAAAGTATACAATTTATGCGAAATACACTGACGCGCTTGATTGACGTTCTACCCTCGGTCATTCTTAACAGCGTCGATTTTGATGACACGAACGTTCCGAAACATTGGGGATTTTCACAGACGCATATGAAAGATGTCCGGGCGATTATTTCGTCGCATTATACCTCACTGAAGACATTTTATAATGACCACGTGATTAAAGAAGTGATACGCCACGCGGAAACCCACGTCCGCGACCTGAAATTGATGATGGAGAATACGCCGTTTATGGCCGAGGTGTTCTTTGACGAAGAAAAGGACGCAAAAATCGCGGCACTCGCAGCAACATTGGCCGTGGCGTCGTCGTCGTCGTCGTCGTCGTCAGTCCCACGTGAAGTCGATATTGAAAAAGAATTGGGCGAACGTGTTCCGCACTCCACCCGTAAAAATATATTCACAATGTATTCTGTATTTGACCGCGATATCGTGCGTAATCTGTATTTGTTCTACTTCTTTTCGTTTCTGCGTACCTATATTTACCTTGTTAATGAAACTCCGATCACGATCTATCAGTCGGAACCGACCCGTGTGATTCGTAAATCGGCGTCAACCGGAGCGACCAAAGGAGACAAGACCAAGAAATCGTCGACCAAGAAAGTGACCAAAAAGGGTGCCGCGGGAGGAGGGGCTGCCGGCGCTATCTCGCGCACAGCCGCGTATGAAGAAGACGAGGATGAACGCGAAGATGAAATCGAACCACAATCCCGCCTCTATTCTTCCGACGCAGGCGCAATCGAGAGACGCCAACTTGTTAGCGATATGGATACGGTTTTAGGGGATAAAAAAGTACTCGGACAACGCGTGGCCGAACTATTGATCGCATATCTACGTATGATCGAAAAAGATAAATCCGCGATCGATTTTAATTTAGCCAATATCAAAGAGAAACTCACCCGTGTCAAGGACAAAGAGAAAGACGGGGTCGTTGAGAGAATCGGGGCGATGTCGGTAGGCGAACGCCAGTTGGAGAATATGATGAAGACGCATAAAATGGGAATATGGAGTCGCGGAACGTCGCAGACCGGTGTGGTGATCTATGACCAGGATTATTATGACGAGGAACGCGAAGAGATGGAGAAGATCGCACAGAAAGAGCGACAACTTGGTCGCCGAGACTATGTCACAGATATGAACCGAGAGATTTATGTCATGGACGCGCTGGAAGAGGATCGGGTCGCGGCCGAAATCGAGGCGCATGAACTGGATATGTCGACCGGCATTCCGGAGGACGATGATGCGGGGGAGGATGATACCGCGTATATTCACCGACATGACGACGAGGGCGATGACTGAGACGCGGCGGCAGTTTAAATATTCGAATAATATAAAGACGATGAACCAAAAATTGGTTATTTATATTATTCTCTCGGCAATACTTCTTTATTTGTATTATCGTCGGCGTGATCTCTCGATCTTCGCGGGGTTTCTCATTGTCGTTGGCGCGACGCTGATATTCCGAGACCGGAATCACGATGATCGTGAAGGGTTCGGGTTAGATAGCGCGGGGGGAGGTGGTAATCCATGTACGAAGATGGGATTTACAAAAATAAAACTGGATAAAGATGACCTCGCTGGAAGTTTAGAAGAAGTGTATAAGACAATCGACAAGACCGCAAAAAAACACTGGCCGTATTATGATACAAAAGATGAAGATAAAAAGAAGGAGTTAGAATCATTTCAAAAAGAGGTTATGAAACTCTATGAAAAGTTAGACAAAGAGGGAAAGTTAGATAAAGAGGAAAAGCGCGCCCTGTCCGAATTTTTTGGGTTCTCTTACGAGTTTTACAGTAAAAATGCGATGGACGCCATACTCAAACACTCACCGGAAACGTTGTCCGGACTGATATTGGGTGGAGAAAAAATGATAGAATTTTCCAAGACAATCGAAAAATCCAAGAATATATCTTCCAATGTCAAGAAAACATTCAAATACTTAAAGTGCTTATCCAATTACTGGTTAACCCTGTATAAAGAAGTAAAAAAAACCAAGAGTGGAGATAAAAAAACCAAGAGTGGAGATAAAAAAACCAAGAGTGGAGATAAAAAAACCAAGAGTGGAGATAAAAAAACCAAGAGTGGAGATAAAAAAAAGAAGGCGAAGAAAGATGCCGACGCCGACGCTGACGCCGACGCAGATGCCGACGCAGATGCCGACGCAGACGCAGACGCAGACGCAGACGCAGACGCCGACGAATAATGCCCCGCCCCGCCCCCCCCCCCGTAATTTTTATTCAGCCTAAAATAAACCTGAATAAAAAGTAGTATCGTTATATTAGTAGTATGAACGCAATCAAAACACACCTTCGTAATAATTTAGCCGGATCGGCCATTGTGCTGTATATCGTCGTATTTATGCTGGTTCAGTATATGAACCCAAGTTTTATTTATAATGAAGACGGAAGCTTGCGCGAATTTGGGGTAGGATATTCGAGAAAAACGGTTTTGCCAATTTGGCTCATCGCGATCGTACTCGGTATTCTCTCGTATCTGTTTGTTTATTATATATCTAGACCGATGATACGAGTTATGATGTGATCGTCATCACGTTATTCTTCTCCTTCTCGGCTGCCGCGGCGGCGGCCTCCTGTTTCTCTTTTAGCACCTGTTCGCGTATCTTCTGTTGCTCCGGAGTAAAAGAACAACCAATATTCAGTATATAATTATAACTAATCGAAACCACTAAAAGACCGCACAATGCGAGCCATACAAACTCACCGACAATATCTTTCAACATCAAGAATTTGCGGATTTTATCGAGGTCTTCAACTTGGGCGGAATGACGAATCAGTTTGGACTCTTTAAAACTGTCCCAAAATCGATCTAGATTATCTAAATTGAGTTCATTCAATAAGATCGACTGATCTGTATAGATCTGCTCTAAAGCGCGCCCGATATCGCGTTTATTGGCGACATCATCTTTTGGTATATCTGCGCTATCTTCGCCGCTGTCGCCGCCGCCCGTTTGTTTTTGTTGTTTCGGTGCTAAATCAAACTGCGGTGTTAAAATACGATTAAATACATCTTTCAGGTCGGTAACTGCGGATACAAAAATATACCCAAATGTATTGCTGAAGGGAGAAAGCCAACCCGGAAAAACAACCAGCGCCGACTTTAAAGCACCTAATACGAGAACCCACGGCAACACGGTCGCCCATAATGCGGTTTTACCTTGATCGAACCCGCATACATCTTTCGACATTGCGAGATTAATAAAGTATTCACCGATGAGTATAACGAGAAAGAAGAGGAATGTTATACCTGGACTCAACACCCCATTTTTCGTATATTTATAATAACAATACCCCCCGATTACGACGAAAAAGAACCCGATCGCTACAGTTGAACTTAATTCGGCCATTACTAATTACAATATACGGCGATTTTTATATCTCGAGGATTCGTTAAACACCGCGCCTTTCTTTTTCGATATATAATAAGAAATTCGTTCAACCGTTCGCGCATTATACATAGCGAATACAGATGGATCACAATGCGTCGCCACCGTCTCTTACCGAACCTGGTGTGCGGTATTTTTTAAGTAAATCTCTCGAACAGTGCCATAAAGTGAAGGACTTTTATCATACACGATCGTATAATTTTATGATGGGAGTCGCGTTATTTCTATTTTTAGGCGTATTTCTGTATGTTCGGTATAAAGGCAAACCTACCCCCGAAGAGATAGAGGCGAAGAAACGAAGGCAGCAAGAATACATTCTCTCGAAAATAAAGATGGTAAACGCTACACATTACGCACAAAGTAAGGGCATCCCGATGGATTGTCGCACACATCCGGCTGGAAATGGACTGGGGATGCTTACCAATCTTCCGGCGTGGAAGGGGCCGGATGAAGAGTATTGGGCGCGCAAATACGCGTAAATACGATACGATACGATACGATACGAACCGATCCTTTAGAGAACGATTCGTTAGATTACTATCTAAAGGTAGTATAACAGTATACATACAAAATGTCCGCGTCTACCGCGATCTACCAAAACTTGCGCGAGGCGATTCAAGAGCGTAATTATGAGGCGGGCAGTGAGGTCGCATCCCGTATCATCGCCCAAAAAAAGACTCAGGATACCCGCGACAATCTGAAAAAGGCCACCCGCGTCCTCCTTGAAATGACGCGCAAGCAAGAAGATGCGCTTAAAAGGCATATTCAGCGCGCGGCCGACCCGAATGCGTTCCGTGGACTCATCTACCCCTACCAACTCATCCCCGAAGAGGATCGCGTGAAAATCAACGACGCGATCCACGGATACTATTCACTGAAGCAGAAATACACCTCCGCGCTTGAAAAGCGTCGCCAACGTCTAATGAATGACCCCATCATTAACTGGAAATCTTTGTCGTCCCAGCAAAAAACCAAACGCCTCGCGTTGATTAAACCCGCGTGTATCGTGTGTAAGCAAGAAGGCGGATCTATTTTCACGGAAACTGACGGGAAATTAAAGGCGATATGCGGAAACATCTCGCAACCGTGCGGGTTCCATATCGAGGTGACTCGCGGAAAATACGTGAGTTTAGAAACATTGATGAACGAGTCATTGGAGGAGGTTCGCGCAACCAAAGACGAAATCATCCGAATGAAACTGGATCTCTTATTCCGGTTCATCCACGAAGACGAACTCCTAGAGCAGTTTGACGCGGTTCAACATAAACTACAGGAGCAATTGAAAATGTATGCGGAATTTCGAACATACTATTTAAGTGTAACCGACAATGAAGATATCCGGCAGGATACTGAAACGCACTTGCGCGTGATTGCCGAGAAGATCGCGCAGATTAAGACGTTTATGATCGAATTTCAGGACTCGGAATGGAAGAATCGCAGCATCATTGACGATATTCTTGTGATTTATCAGCAGGATATCGAACCTGCGTTTATGAAGATACGAGAGACGAAATACGTGTATTCGCAAGTGGAGACCACCGAAAATGGGAACGGCGTATTGGTGGAAATGTATAATGACGGCGAATTTTACTTACGCCAAAAGAAATATAGTTACCACGAATTGTTTATGCCGGTGATTATGCCCACTTGGATTGCGGATAATCGAGTGATTACGAAACCGGTAGGAACCGTCTCGGTGGGGGCTGTAACAAATACAGGTCGTTCATCGGATCCAACCTCGGCGTTGGAATAAATACGCGACATCCCGCCCGCGCCCGCGCCCGCCCCCGACCCCGCCCACCGAAACGAGAGATTATTATCGTGGTATAATATAGTCTACTGGCAACAACGAAAAAGAAGAATGTTTAATCTATTCAACCATATTTCTCTACCCATCTTTCTTGTGAGTCTATCGATCGGACTATTCTATGTCTATATTTCTGTGCCGAGTCCGAAGGTGATTTACGTTTACCCCACCCCCGACAACATTGAAAAGTTTCAGTATAAGGACAATGCTGATAACTGCTTCACATTTGACGCCAAGGAGGTGAACTGCGCAAAGGCGAAGGGTCAAGTAAAACGCATTCCTGTTCAGTAAATCTAATTTATATCTGTATATTAGAATACAATAGCATTCATCGTCGAAAATGGGGTTTCAGCGATTGCTCCATACGGATACTGGGCGAACGATTATATCTATCATATTAGGTTTAGGAATTGCGTCCTTGTTTCGAAAAGCGTGTAAGGATCGGTCGTGTATCGCCTTTCGCGCCCCGCCGCTTAAGGATTTAGAGAAAGATACGTATAAATTGGATGACAAATGTTATCAATACACACCGAAAACGGTGAAATGCGATGCGTCGAAGAAGGACGTTGAGATACGCAAATAATGCGTCACTGATCAGGGGTTCGCCAGTTAAGAGTAGAGTATAGGATACGAAAATCGGCGAGGCCGATTAGGCGCGTGTGCGTAATATATTTATCATATCAATCTTATTATAAATATATTCAAATGAGCGACACAACAAGTATTGATGATCTACCTTTAAGTAGTCAAATGGTTGGGGGTTTAGGAGGGAACTACGGCGGCGGCGGTGGGGGCGGTGGCGGCAGCGGTGGCGGCGCACCACTTATCTATTCTCCAAATGTAAACACCGACCCGTCCTTTCAGAATCAGCAACACCATCAACCAATCCCAGGGAATGTAATGAATGAAGTGCTTCAAGGCGTCCAGCGCGCGAGTACCAATGGAATGACAATGTTGCCGACGAGAGATATTCCGATGAATCCGAATTCGTTCACCCACGATGACCAGGCGAGACCGAATTATGTGCCGCCATTTGAAGGCGGTGGGCCCGACTATATTCAGGAACATACTTCGATGGAAAGTATCGTTCGCGCGAATGCGCGTCAGTCCAATCAACTCGATACAATTGAAGCAATTTATTACGACCTTCAAATGCCGATACTTATCGGTATCCTTTATTTCATTTTCCAGTTACCGGTTTTCCGCGCACAACTGCTTCATTTTCTTCCATCTTTATTCGGAGAAGACGGGAATTTTAAGATGTTGGGACTCACGGCAACAAGCGCGATGTTTGCGGGAACGTTTTTCGTCATTATGAAAGTATTTAGTAAATTAGGCGAGGGGTTGCGTTAGTCGGTCTGTTTCCCACGTCGTTTCCGGGTCTTTGATTTCGACCCATTGACGACGGACTTCCGCGTTTTATTGCTGTTGGATCTTTTCGTATGTTCCAACGGAATATAGCGCAAAAACCATTCTTCGTATTCACGCGTTCCCTGTTTTCCTTTCAATTCTTCGTATTTCTTCGTCTTCTCAAATCGCATCGACTCCAAGGTCGGTTGCTTTCCATAACAATTGATGCTGAAACGGCGCAATAACCCGGTCTGTTTGAGACGATTATGCTGCTGGACATCAAAAAGAAACTGAGACATACACAGAATACGGTTGATGTCATAATAAATGCGATCGGCGTAAATAAAGGCCAGGTAGAAACTTAACATTGTGTCAATCGTCGCGATACGGATGATATCTTTACCGTCGATCTTTATTGTATTATAACTATGACACGCGAGAGGTTTATACAAAAACGCGACAACCTCGTCGCCGACCCGAATATCATAATGTTCGGAGATGACCTCACCGACACCTTTGTGTTTGGTATATTTGACATCGGTGTATTTATGTGCGGTGAGTTCACGGACGACTTCTTCGCATAATTCGCGCGGGTTTTCCGAGAGAATATCGAAATCGGGGATTTTTCGGACGATACGACGCTGATGCTTTGGCATATATCGCGAATACAAGATGTTCGCATACCCCCCAAAAAATACGGCCTTGTTTTTAATAAATACCTTCCGGACAATCGTATAAATATCGCTTTGGTGAAGTAAAATCTCTCGGTTGGTGGTATATGAAAGGTTGCTCGTAGTAACAGAATATTGACCTTTGGATCGGGATTGGGATCGGGATCGGGATTGGGATTGGGATCGGGATCGGGATTGGGATCGAGATTGGGTCTCGTCGTCATCGTCCTTGTCGTCCTTGTCGTCGTCCTCCTCGTCGTCATCGTCCTTGTCGTCATCGTCCTTGTCGTCATCGTCCTTGTCGTCCTTCTTAATATCTCTTGCCGACAGTGAGTAAACAATGAACTCTTCGTCGCTCAACAATCTCTCATACGTGACTTTTAAGTTATAACGATGAGTGACCTTGTCTTCTTCGATTGTATACGTATAATCACCGATGGTCTCCTCGCGCTTAGCTGCGGAATGATACAAGTAGCGCATATACTCGGCCAGTGAATGATACTTGCGTTTGATTTGGGATATCGCCTTCTTTTTTATCGTGGTCTCGCTTTTGAAGAATGATCCGCCGCCATCCTGTTTCACCGACTTCGACCTCGACCGAGACCGAGACCGAGACCGAGACCGAGACCGAGACTTTGTCCGGGATGCGCTGATTTCCCCCGTGTTTTCATCCGTCGCACCCTCAAACCCTCGTTGATACTCTATTTTATCACATTCATACCCCTTAAGCGGGTAATGTGTATTCAATAGAGTGAGTCGTTTTTGAACCTTTTCCCAACGCGAAACATCGCCATCCGGTCGCGATAATTCTAAATACATTGCCATACGAAGAAAGTTGGGCGGAGCATACCGTATTCCGCTTTTAATAATCGCGTCCTTTGATATGGCTTTAAATAGATCGGGTTCCATATGCGTGATATCCGCAATCCCGGTGAAATTCACAAACACCTTATACGTACCGTGGTGAACACCTGATTTGGCTTCGACGTCTTCATACCCGGCTTTATAATAAATATCGGCCAATTCTTTCGCACAGTCGAGTGCGTTGTCCGAATAAAAGTCGTAGTCCGGTAATTCGATGTCCTTATTGTAAAACTGGGCGTCTTCCGGCAAAATATTATTGATCGCAGTCCCGCCATAACAAACCAGTTTTTTATCTGCGATGAATTTCTCCACAATCGTAATGATTTTCTTTACTTCCGGATCACGCATTACTTTGACGCCTTTCCGATTTTCAATCACGTCCACTGATTGACGCAATATTTCTAATTCTTTTTCTTCATACGTCTTGTCTTTCTCTTCCTTACTGTTGTGATTGCCTTTTCCGGGCATTGTTATATATTCGACGAATAAGTGATATTATATATATATATATATATATATATATGTATATATAATAATGTCATATAATAAGGATCCATCTCCTTCCTCCCGCCGCGCCACGCCACGCCACGCCACGCCACGCCACGCACTCTTCTAGATCGTGAATTTGAACCCACCCGCAGCTTCGGCCGGTCTAGACTCCATCGACGATTTCGGATTGGGTGGCCGCGGTGGAGCAATCTTGATCGGAACATACCGCAGTTCTTCCGGTTTCAATATAAACCCATAACCGACGGATGCGAATTTGTCCTCGTAGGCTTTTAATTTCTCATCGCGCGCCTCCTCTTGAAAGCACATCGCCACGATTTGACATCCCCACGTAAACGGACCATTATGCCCGTCGTTCATCGGGCGACCACTCTTGTCCGGAACAACTAGGCACATATTCTTCTTATTCGCATCCTTAAACGCTTGCGGGTCTCCTACATTTTTCACGCCAAAAAAGGTATACTTCGAGAGAAATAGCGATTTCGAACTCATATTCACCAACTCGAACAGTTTTGTATTACGATAGACCGGATTCGTCCCGTCTACGATTATAATCACCTTCCCCCTCAACGAACTGATGTCTTCATCGCCTAAATCCTTGGATCGATATTCGCGCCCGTATTTCGCCCCAAGCAGATTACGCGCCAATGTTTTACTCTGTGTAATGATTTTCGCGAGGTTATCATACATCGTCACATTACGCGACATAATACGCATATGAATAATAAAGGGGTCGCCAGGATTGGGACATTTCGATCCGGAGAAGGCGTAACTACCTAATACTTCAAACGCATCAGAAACCGGAATATGATTATAGGTCTCCTTATAATTAAATGAGTTTACAGAGGATGACGCGATAACGGGGACGTTATCTACCGAAAACACCTCGAAATCGATGAAACGGCATCCTCTCGCGAGGACATAAAGACACGCGTCCATACTCACGTTTGAATTTTTGAATTTGTCCGGATTAAACGCGTTATAGGCCGATTTAATGTAATAATCGCGGAGTTTAAACCGACTTTGACTATCTTCCGGATTCATAGATGTCAGTTTATTATCGATCATTTTCTTGGTTTCTTGGTCGGGGTTATCGAATCCTTCGGGCGCGGTCACAGTCGCGGTCTCGGGCGCGGTCACAGTCGCAGCACCACCTCCACCGCCGCCACCGCCACCGCCGCCGCCGTCAATAACGGTTCCGGCTTTACGCCGTTGATGTATCGTCATATCATTCTCGCTTGTTTCAGGCGTAAACCCCTCTGTAGATAACGGTTCCCCTGAATAAACCATAACATTCTTTAATGCTTTATCGATGATCGACGACGGCGAGGACGGCGAGGACGACGAGGACGGCGACGACGACGGCAGTTCCGCCCCCGCCGCATTTTGGAATCCCTCCTCACGCATCCGAATGCGATAGATTTCATCTTTACGTGAGTGAATCATTACCGATATCTGCCATATTGCGAAAAATAATAGAATCACCGATACAAACACGACCTCAATATTGTATTCTCGTAATGACATCGCAACACGCAATGGATAGTTGATAAACGAGATAGCTGTATTATCTCCGTAGTTGTATATAATCTAGATATTTTATATAAAGATAATACAAAGATAGAGTATACACACTAAAAATTTCAAAAGACAATACACAGAATGACCGGGGGTTTACTAAACTTGGTCGCGACCGGAAACCAAAATGTTATTCTCAACGGCAACCCTAAAAAGTCATTTTTTAAAAGCACTTATCTTAAATATACAAATTTCGGTCTTCAAAAGTTTAGACTTGATTTTGACGGACAAAAGAAACTTCGGTTGACCGAAGAGTCCAAATTTACATTCTACGTCCCGCGGTATGCGGAACTACTGATGGACACCTACGTATGTGTAACACTTCCGTCGATATGGAGTCCGATCCATCCACCGAGGACGGCGAGTGATATGTGGGCGCCGTATGAATTTCGGTGGATCGAGAATTTGGGCACGCAAATGATAAAAGAAATCGCGATTTCGGTAGGCGGAATGACGCTTCAAAAATTCACCGGAAACAACTTGATGGCGATCGTGGAACGGGATATGGACAAGACCAAGCGCGATTTGTATAATCAGATGACAGGTCACGTTCCGGAATTATATAATCCAGGTTGTTCAGGTGCGCGATTGAATCAGTATCCTAACGCATATCGCACGGAAAATGTGGCCGGCGCCGAACCCTCTATTCGCGGGCGCAAGATCTACATCCCCATTAACGCGTGGTTCACGCTTTCGTCGAAAATGGCCTTTCCTCTTGTATGTCTTCAGTACAATCAACTTCAAATTGATGTCACTCTGCGCCCCGTGAAAGAGTTGTTCACCATTCGTGATGTAGGCGATTCGGGAAATTATTGGCCGGTGGTTCAACCCGATTTTACGAACCCTCTTCATCAAATGTGGCGGTTTTTATACCCACCACCTAGTATCGATTTGAGTGCGGATTCCTACCCGAGTATTCGCGCAGACTGGAATGCGGATGTTCATCTTGTGGCGACCTATTGTTTTCTCTCGGATGATGAATCGAAAGTCTTCGCTGCGAACCAACAGAAATATCTGATAAAATCATATTATGATTGGACGTTTAATGATGTCACCGGGAATAAGAAAATCAAGATTGAGAACTCGATGGGAATGGTATCTTCATGGACGATGTTTTTCCAGCGGAGCGATGTGAATCTGCGGAATGAATGGAGTAATTATACGAACTGGCCCTATAGTTATCTGCCGTATGATATTATCCCCGCGCCGACTGATGACGACTGGCGACTTGTAGGTAATACATTGAACGAAATCGTCACCACCTCGGGCGATATCCTCACGACGTCGTGGGATCAGGAGTATCCAAATGACCAATATTATTATGACAAAAATGGACCGAAGAACGGGATTGGCCCGGGTATCAATCCGGGGGATAAACGACTCACGGGTCTTCATATCACGGGGGACTTTCAGTCGGAAAATGAGCGCGACATTTTACAGATGTTGGGGATCTCTCTAAACGGGAAATACCGAGAGAATTTGCTGGACGCCGGTATATACAATTATGTCGAGAAATATACGCGCACACGCGGGAGTGCGAAACCGGGCATTTACTGCTACAATTTCTGCCTGAACTCGGATCCGTATGATCTACAACCTAGTGGGGCGATCAATATGAGCAAGTTTAACCAAATCGAACTGGAAATTACGACGATATATCCGCCACTCGATCCGGCCGCACAAGTTAAAATCATTTGCAACCCAAACACGAACGAAATCATCGGCATGAATAAACCGAATATGAATATTTATCACTATTCCTACGATTTTCATATTTTAGAAGAGCGGTATAATGTTCTTACGTTTGTATCGGGGAATTGCGGATTGATGTATGCGCGATGAAGGCGCGAGCAAGAGCGATGCGGATTATTATATGTTATTATTATAACTAATATTAGTATTCGAATAATAATAATAACAAGAACAAGAATATGGCGGATGAAGAGGATGAAGTAATCAATGACGAAGGCGGCGATGAAGGTGGCGATGAAGGTGGCGATGAGGAGGAAGGCGGCGGCACATTTAGCAAAGTAGGCGGGATGGTTTCCGGAATCACGGGTGAGGGGGGCGACGAGGACGCCGACGCCGCCGCCGCCGACGCCGGGTCAAAAAAACCGAAAGCAGCCCCCAAATCATTATTTGACTTGGCCGCCTTAAAAGAGTTCGGTCTGAATGTTCTTACCCTTTTTATTGAAACCCTTATTATTTCGATACTTTGCGTGAATATTCTGTTTTACGCCGACCCAAAAAGCATCCGAATGAATAATCTGAATTTACAAAAACTCTTCCCCACCGACCGACACGAATGGCCATATTGTTACACGAATGAATATACCTCGTGCGACGCGGAATGCGAAGACAAATTCGGCGGGATTGCGGACGATCCGAAAAATTCAAGCGCGAAAAAGATTTATCTGAAAGCCGCGATTATTTTAGATACATACGTCTTTAAATGGTTCTGTTTAACAAAAGAGGAAGTCGATATGGTGAAAGAAAGTGTCGAAGAAGGTGTAACCAAGGTAAATCTCTTGAACTGGGAATTTATCAAGGTTCGTTTTAAGCAGTGGGTCAATAATTCATTCATTTTCTCGTTCTCGTCTGACCGTGCGATGTTGCTCTATATTCTGAACTATATCACGAAACTCACCAATAGCATCCCGAAAGAGTTATATGACGTTGTATCGCCACTTATCATATTATTTATGCCGTTTGTATTTTTGTTATTCGCGTTTTTTGCGTTGGGTGGTGGTCCACTATTCACCACAATGATCGGCATGATTATAAACTCTACCGAGAATCGGAAAGAATTTATTGGCGGGACATTATGGTCGATATTTACCGGGTTCGGGATTATAGGTATTCTACCATTTGTTTCTTTCGTCGTTCAGGTGATCCAATTTTTGGGAACATTTGTGATTTACCCGTTTTTACACTGGGATGCGTATCGACTGCTCTATGCGAAATATGTTCCAATCATCTTCTTCTTCTTTAATTTAGTGCTGATGTATTACGCATTTGAAGGTCTAGATCTCAATGTCGCGGCAATTGTTATTCTTGTATTGTTAACACTGTATCTAACCACCTACTGGGAGGGAATAATGAACTTTTTCGATAAAATCAAAAACTGGGGCGCATAAACAACATAAACGATTATTTTGTAATAAATTATACGCCTCGTTGATTACAATATACGCGACCGAACCGAACCGAACCGAACCGAACGCAGTATTCTTATGGGTGGTAAAAACAAGGGCAGTGGTGGCGGCGGTGGTGGCGGTGGCGGCGCAGACGCTGGCGCGAAACACGACGTCGTGAAATCTACCCCCGAGTATTTCAAGAAATATCCATTTGTCAGTGTATGTACACCCACATTTAATCGCCGACCCTTTATTCAAGCAATGATCTCGTGTTTTAATCACCAGGAATACCCCCAAGACCGAATGGAGTGGATTATCATCGATGACGGCACTGACCCGATTGAAGACCTGGTCGCATCACACCCGCGCGTCAAGTATTTCAAATATGACACGAAAATGACACTCGGAAAGAAGCGCAACCTGCTTCACGAGAAGTCGCGCGGTGAGATTCTAGTATACATGGACGACGATGACTATTACCCTCCCCAACGCGTCTCTCACGCGGTTGAGATGCTTATTAGTCACCCGGAGGCGTTGTGCGCTGGTTCCAGCGAGATTTATATTTATTTCAAACATATCGGGCAAATGAAGCGATTTGGCCCGTATGGACCGAATCACGCAACGGCCGGCACGTTTGCGTTCAGGCGTAAGTTATTGAAGCAGCATCGATACAATGACGATGCGTGTTTGGCGGAAGAACGCGCATTTCTGAAAGATTATACGGTTCCCTTTGTTCAATTGAACCCAATGAAGGTGATTCTCGTTTTCTCCCACGAACATAATACGTTTGATAAACGCAAACTGCTTGTGAATGCGAACCCGGATATCGTTCGCGACTCCCCGAAGAAGGTTATGGATTTCATCAAAGATAACGCTCTTCGCCGGTTTTATATGGTAGAATTAGAAAAGTTGCTGGAGAATTATGCGCCAGGTCGACCGGAGATGAAACCGGATGTTATCGCGCAAACACTTCAATTAGAGAAAGAACGAGAGAAGATGATGGCGGATTCGGCCGCGAGGGGTGGCGGTCAGATCATTTTACAGCAACCAGGAAAAGACCCAGTTGGATTGACCAATGAACAAGTTATCCAAATTATTCAAAATCTACAGGCGGATGTCGCCTCTCGTGACAAACAAATCAGTGAAATGGCGGAGCAGTTAAACGCACTGAAACCGGTGTCGACCCCCCACCAGTCCCCCCAGTCCCCCCAGTCCATTATAAGCGCGGACGGCACGATTGAAGCCACTGTTGTGAATACGGACGACGACCATCAGCACCAGCACCAGCACCAGCAACTTGTCGACCGATATGAACAATTACTCAATGAAAACCGCGAATTACGTAGACAACTCGAAAATCGGGACGCCGCACCCGCACCCGCACCCGCACCCGCACCCGACCCCGCGCCCGAAGTCGTCTTGATGTAATATCAAAGAATCGAAGAATCGAATAATGGTAGAATGATATTATGATGAAGAATGATATCATTTAACTACGAATGGTTACTGTTTTACAATTTCGACATTATGAACATTGAGTGAAAGGAAACTTGTCTTTGTCTCGTGAATAACGAAGTCGCGATTCTTGCTATACTCTCTGAATCTCTCGGCAATCAAGTTTTCAATCTCTGAAACGGACATTTCGTCCTCCTTCGTCTTGAACTCGCGACGTTCATTATTGTTGTCGTCGTTGTCGGGATTGTTATTATCGTCGTCGCCGCCGTGTTTGCGACTACCACCACTCTTTGACTTATGTTTACGACTACTGGACGGTTTTGTGACTTTTGCTTCAAAGTATTCCCAGTCACCCACGGCCTCAATCTTATTTTCATTGACATTATAACTCACCGACTGTGTGTTGAACACAAGTGCTGACTCAGGCCCGTGACCATATTCTTCAAGATCGATTTCCGTAATGGAATCGACACTATCCAAGAAGTCATTGTTACGAACAAAGGTGCGGATATAACCGACAATATCGGGTGTAATCTTCACGGTAAAAACCTTGGCCTCGTCGTCGCTATCCGATCCCGACCCCGACCCCGACCCCGACTCCGATCCCGATCCCGACCCCGAACCCGACCCGGACGACTCTTCTTCGTTCTTTTTAGATTGTTTATTGGCGGCGGTATTCGTTTGATTGGATGACGAAATACACTCTACTTCCGCATCAAGAATCAGTTTATATTTTGAATCAAATGAAATAGAAGCGCCCATACTATGTTTCTAAATATGTCTTATATCTTTTTGACGCATATTAAACGCGCACGCACGCACGCACGCACGCACGCACGCACGCACGCACGTCAGTCTAGCAGATCCGTATTATCGACTAGTTCCATTCCCCCATTTTCGACCGAAACCGATTGTTCCGGTTTCGCCATATATTTGTCTAAATAACGGTAAATTCGATTCACATCCAGTTTCGAAATATCATAGGTTTCAAGGATCCGCGGGATTTCTTCCTCCGGGTATTGATTTCGAAGCGTCAAGAAGAATGCGAAGAGGTCTTTTTGATCCATTGACAACTGAATACACAAATTCTGTATAAACAGCAGGTTATTGTATTCGGTGCTATATTTGGTGAGGACTTTCGTAAAACGCACCTCCGTAGGATTAAACCGCGCCTTTTTGGGGAACGATTGGTGGTATAAATGATGATTGTAGAACGTTTTTATCAGCGAACACAATTCATTGAACAACCAAATTTGGTTTTGGAACGTGATGCGATCGAAATAATCCGCCATACAGATATTATCTAGCAATAATTGATAAAACGGCACCGATACATCGACTGGCATCTTTTCAAGCACATCAATCACATTTTCGTGCCACAAGAGACCAATTGTTGTTCGGTCGGTTTCATTGATCAGCGTATTATGGTCGCAGATGGGATACGCTGTATTGAATAATTTTTGCGTGACTTTCTTAATATCCTCGTTATAGGTCTTCGGTTGAAATATCGCGTGGAGAATATTATTCGAGATGATCGTATTCTGCGTCTTATTCATTTCGGCAACGGCGGTGAGTTTACGTAAATTACCCTGAATAAATGAAAGCACGCTTTTACGTAGAGTGATATCGAGGTTCGGCATCGTCATATCCACTAACTGTGACATTTGTGCTGGGGTGGGCGTTTTCAGTTCATATACGTGACAGACTTTCATCAACTCTTTGATCTTCTTGTCGATATGGTAGTTTCCAATACATATAATGGGGTTCATCGTGATTTCTTCCTGTTTCTGTTTTTTCGTCTTTTTAGGGCGAATCAGTTTGATGAGCGAGGTAATACCGCCCTTGTCGCCATTATTCATTCCGTCGAGTTCGTCCATTACAATCACGATTTTCTGAATTTTGCGCTGGAAGATCGACATTATATTTTTATCGGAAATATTATGCTGGGTAATCGAGTCGATAATAGACTTATTCCGGATATCCCCCGCATCGTATTTGATAATATCGTAGTTTAGTTCTTTTAAAAGACGAATCACGAATTCGGTTTTACCTGCGCCTGGTGCGCCGTAGATATACACCCCGCGCTTAAATGTGAGGTCGCTCTTGTTTTTCTGAAATGACGCAAGAAAATCGCGGAGGTTATGATATATCGTCTCGCGACCGAGATAGGAATTATAGTTTGTAGAGGTGCTTATTGGAACAGAGGAAATTGACATTGAGGGGGTGGGGGGAGTATGCGCGACTGG